GCAGCTTCCATGTCTTCTTTGGCATCTTGGACACGACTATAACTCTCCTCTGCTGCTTTTTGTGCGTCGTCTCCACCACCGAAATCTTCTTCAGCAGAGAATCCCTTGTTGACATTTTTCATAATTATACTTTCAGTTGAGAGAATTTACTTTTGGTTTCTGTTTTGGAGAATGCAAAGCGGTTGACTTCAGTTTCCTCTTCTTGATTTGCATCAAGGATGTCCATCTGAGCAGCCTGATCACAATCATACAGTCTCATCTTCGCCCTGTCAATCCCAATCACAAATCTCTTGTTGACTGTTGGATCGTTGTAGCGATTCTTGAGTTGCTTAACCATGATCTGATTCATGGACTCTAGGTCTTCAGTTGAAATAAGCGCAAACATAAGGTCAGCAGTTGCAGGAAGACCGAAAGACTCGCTAGTATCAGTAATGTCCACGTCACTGTTGCCGTAACCGCTGCGAGTGGTTTGCGTAGCGGACATGATCGGGACTTTGAATTCCCCTGCAAGACCTCTGAGCTCTTCTGCGATTGCTTTGACATAGGTATAAGAGTTAACGATGTTACCTTTGTAGCGATTAGATGCACAGATGTTTAGATAATCGACAAAGATAATGTCTGGATGGAATCCCTTCTTCAAGGACAACTCATTCAACAAACCTCGGAAGTGACCGACGTGAGCAGATGCAGTTGGATATTCTTTGATGACTAACTGACCTTGAGTCTTCTGAGCAAGTTTCTCCATCTTGCTCGTGTATTTCTGCTTGGTCAATAATGGATCGGATAGGAGTTGGATGTTGATGTCCAGGAGGTTCGCGTCAATACGCTCAGCAATCTTCTCTTCTGCCATCTCAAGAGTGATATACAATACGTTGCGTCCCCCGAGCAAGCAGGAAGAAGCCATGTGACACATAAACAGAGATTTACCGACACCTGTACCAGCAAGAGCGATATTAAGAGTCTTATTAGGTAACCCACCCTTGGTAATCTTGTTGAAGAATTCAAGGTCGAAGGGGATCTTTTCTTCTTTTCGGTGGTAGAAATCATAACGAGCTTCAGCATCATTTAGATAATCGTGACCAACCGAATCATCAAAGCAAACAGCAAGTGCTTCCTGCATGATGGAAGGGATGGCATCCTGGTTGCGAGTAGCGTCCTGACCATCTGCAATCTTAACAGACTCCATGAGTGCAAGGTAGATTGCTCTTTCCTTGCACCACTTCTCAGTCGTATCCAACAACCATTCATCGTTGTATTCAGTTTTATCCAGACCCTGAAGAATTTCCAGGACCTGTTTCACCATTTCCTCACTCAGATCTCTCTTATTCTCAACCTCAAGGGCAATAGCATTGGGCTCAGGGAGAGTGTCATATTCATCGATAAACGATCTCACTTCACGGAAGATCACCTGATGAGAAATCTGGTCAAAGTATTCATCTTTGATGAAAGGAATAACCTTCCTACAGTAAGTATCATCGAAGATGAGTTTGCTTACTACGATTTCTTCTATTCCAGGCATAGGGGTTATTGATAGTGGAGGTAGGTGCCGATAATGTATTTGTCGTTGCTGATGGGTTTAAGACCAGCGTGGGGATACATCCATGTCGGAGGGAAAAGAAGCACGCTGCCGCGCTTCGGTTTCACTCGGTAGTCTAGCATGGGAAACTCAGTTTCACCACCCTCTTCCACATCATTTAAGTAAAAGAATAAGACAAGGAAACGTCTTGAGGAATCGTGATCACCCACATCGATGTGGGTATCAAACCGATCCTCAGTCTCATGAGAATACTTCTTGAGGCGAATCTGCTCCAGAGCATTCTTCGTTGGCCAAAACTGTGTGCAGTTGAGGTCTCTACCATAGAGGTCAGAGACTTGCTGGATGGCAGTGATTAACTGGTTGTGAATGATACCCCAGTTACCATCATGTCCACCTTCAGCAAGTGCTGTCACATTCAGTTGTGTGAATTGAGGACTGGTCTCACGCTCCCACCTTTCATGGTGAGCAGTGGAGTCCTCAAACTGCTTGATGATGTTACGACAAAGGTTGTCATCAAGCGCACCTTCGTAAACTCTAATGTAGTCTTTAAGATTCTCCATAACCAAATTCCTTTTGGGCACATTCATCTAGGGCTTGCATTACTTCAGGGGTGAAGTATTTCTCGGGATCTTTGTAAACAGCAGAAGGATAGACAGAAGACTCACCAACCTTAACACGATTTCCAACCTTCTCGAATACTCCGTATTTCTGACCCAATTCTAGTAGTCCATAATACTTATCCAGTCCACGCTGGTCGTAATAAAGACGGGTCTCAACTTCAGAATTCTCCTTGGTTAGACGTGACTTTGCTGCCTTACACTTAATGACGTTACCGACAACCTCGGTCCCATCCTTCTCCTTCTTCTTACTAAGATAGACGATAGTGGATGCAGCATACTTAAGTCCACTACCACCACCCATCTCCTTCATGGGGACATAGGCACCGATAACATCATATGTATGGTTGGTCACTACCATGGGGATGTTTGCTTTGCCAAGTTTCAACGTGAGCACACGGAATGCACCTTTGGTAACTTGGGATTTAGTCATATCTCTAACTTGTTTATCGTTAGAAACATCTTCCATCTCCTTAGATGTGGACAACATACCCAAGGAATCCAACACAAACATCAGAGGTTTACGATTCTCGTCTTTCTGCTCTAGATATTTATCGGCAATCTTACATGCCTGGTGACGAAACTCTTCGATTGTAGCAACAGGGACGATCACCATCCTCTTGGAATCGATACCACGATTCTCGATCATCTGTCTAGAAATCGCGGACTCAGATTCAAAATAAATGACTCCAGCTTCAGGATCAATGTCGAGGAAATTACGAACGATACTAAGAGCAAAAAAAGTCTTCCCCGTGCTGCTCTCTCCTGCCAAGGCAGTAACCTTATTGGAAGGCAGTCCTCCATAAATGCTACCACTAAGTAGGGCATTAAGTATATAACTACCAGTATCAACGAAAGATTCAATGTCGCCAGCAGCAACCCCGTCACTAGCAAGAGCAGCGTAGTCATTCCCGATCTCTTTAATGATGTCAGTGTAAAAACTTGTCATAAACCTCCTATCTAAACATAAATTCTAGCGTGTTACGTTTCCTGGCAGTCCAACCAATCTGTTTGAGAATGGCACTAAGCGGATCTAGAAACGCTTTTTCAAACTGAGTGTCATAGTCAATGTATTCATCAACTCCAAACTCAGGTGGAAGACCTCTGAAGAATGAGATCACATTCTGGAAGTCTTCATGCTTCCCCGCACGACCTAGTTTATTAGGCGTCTTGAGAAAGATGTATTTAATCTTCTCGCCCTCTTGAATGAGAGGATACTTATTAGCGAGTTTCTTCTTCTTGATCTGATGATTGTAAAGAAGAGCACCCCTAACATGAATGGGACAGTGGTGTCCATAGAGAAGCACAGGGTCATGATACTGACCGATGTTGTTGCAACTACGAGGGAATGAGATCTCATCCAAAGGACGAGTCTTAAAGTCCTTCTCAAACTTAGAAACGAATGACTGTAAATCCTTCTGAGTGCCACTCATAATGATCTTGAGTGCCTCTCGAAGGGCAGTCCTACATGAGGAGGGCGTAGAAGACTTAATTGCTTCGATGCCCATGATCTTAAGTTTGGGCTCATGGTATTGGACACCCTCACTATTCCAAACGTTAAGGATGTAACGTTTCTTCCTTGTCCAGATGCCACGATTAGCGATGTTTTCTCGCTTCATAAACATCTTGTTTTCGTATGCATTCACATACGTTGCTAACTCTTGGTAGGATCGCTCGATGAATGGTTCGATTTGCTTCTGACAAGCAGCATCGAGGAATTTAACAATCCTCTCTGTAGAAACATCTTGTGCATCAAATACAGAGCGGACAAGTAGATCAAGACAGAGATAGATGCTGTCAGTATCACTGGCAATAACATAGTCTTTACCTTTAGTTTTGAGTAGTTTGTTTAAGTATCCGTTGATCTTGTTTTCAATCCAACGAATCGAGACTTGACCCGAGAGAGTAATCGCCTCAGCGTTTGCCAGGTTGTAATACCTGAAGTATTGGTTGCCAATGGCACCATAGGCAGAGTTGAGTTGGATCTTCCTTGCCATCTGGATGTTGTTGAATTTGCTAATGCTCTTTTGAAGTGCCAAGGTCTCTGCAGGTGTCTTGGCATTCTCAAGATCTTGCTTAGCGGCAAGCATTCGTTTCTTGTAAATGGTCCTTTCATCGTAAATCTTTTGCATCATTTCGGGGAGAAACCCTTGGATGTCTTTGCGATACTGAGCACCGTTTGCACAGACTGCGTAATCACTATCTGCTTTGAAGTTTCCACTAAGGATCTTATTAACAGAGACACCCTTGGTATATCTCTCTTCGACCAGAGTCTCTGGAGAGATGTTGTATTGCATGATGAGGTGAGGATACAGTGAGTTGAGGTCAAAAGACACAACCCAATCATATGATCCAGGAATAGGCTCCTTTACATATGCTCCAGCATACTTATCATCCTTCTTGGATGTCTGCTTGGGGGGCACAACAAGATCCCTCTGACTCAAGTAGTTGTAGATGAGAGTGTCCCACATCTTTACCTGCGAAAACACGTCATCAATATTCACCTTGGCATCGTATGCCATAGTGACTGCCAACTCAATGAGTTTCATCTTGTCTTCCAACTGGTCAACCAGATTCACGTCCTGAATGTTGTATTCAACAAACCTTTGCCAGTCAGAAGTATAGAAGTCTTTGAAGTTTTCATACTCCGAGTGGTCCAGTTTTGCATTACCCAACTCAACACTGGAGATGTGATCGAGACTGTATGACTCCTGGGCGCTGTAAGTAAACTTCTTGTA